GACAAAAAAGAAGGCCGTTTAATTTCAAGCCGGCCTTCGATAAAAATTAATTACTTGGTAATTTCATTAAAAACATGCCCCAAGGCTTCAAGCTCCTCGGGCGTCATCTGAAATTCATCGTTACAGATTCGATATTCGATTCTTGACGCACCCGCCAATTTTTTAAACGAGTCAAACGCAAAATAAGAGGAAACACCTTCATTGACATGGACGTGCGGGCTTCTTTCTACTTGGCTTTTATATTCTGCATGGAGAGGCTTCACAATCTCTCCATCCGCCAGCCAATCGACAGAATGGCAACGCAAGTATTTATGCTCTCTAAAATCACTGTTGATATTAATTACACCGACTGGCTTTTTGTCATCAGGCTTTTTAGACGAATGAAAAATCTTATTAAACTGTTTACCGTTTGCATATCTGCCTATACTGTCATAGTACACCTTCATCCAAGCAACACTCTTTTGCCCTGTAAACTTATCTATTTCTGATTTAAAAACAGGCTGCTCCACGTTACTTTTAATTTGCTGATGTTGCTGATTTATCGCACCGCAACCGGACAAGGCAAAACCCAAACAAAGTAAAACCAATTTATTCATTTTCATCAAATCCAGTCAAAATAAAGAAGCTGAATGTTATCCTTTTGTAAATTTCTTGACAAGCATTTTCTTTTTGCCTTACATTCCCGTTCACGAGGCGTCGAAAACCTCTTAGCAAACGGCATTCACCCCGTCAGCGTGAATTTTTTACGTCCATCAGATTCTTTGGTTTCCTTTATTGTTTGTTTTGATACCACCGAAGTTTCCTATGGTCGGGAGGGCTGCGAATACAAGACCCGCTTTCAGCGGGGAATAAGCACGGCCCATTTGCTAGGGTTTTCGAACCTCCCGACCGCCCTTTTCGGGCAACTTCGAATGTATAGCAAAGGAAACTTCATCATGAACCAAGTTCAAAACATCTCTTTCCACGGCCAAACCGTATCCGTTTTTTTCCCAAAACAACCAACACTACGTCGCCATGAAGCCGATCGTTGAAAATATCGGCTTGGATTGGGTTTCACAACATAAAAAAATCCAACGCAGCGAAATCTTAAATTCAACTATGGTCATGATGACCATAGTTGCAGAAGACGGCAAAAAGCGTGAAATGCTCTGTCTGCCATTAGACTACCTCAACGGCTGGCTTTTCGGCGTGGACGCGCGGCGCGTCAAACCCGAAATCCGCGAACGCCTGCTCACTTACCAACGCGAATGTTTCCGCGTACTCAACAACCACTTCAACCAACCCAAACAAACCATCAAGCTCCCTGCGCCGGCAAATGCCGATATTTTGGCAACCCGGGCAGAAATGCACAGTATCCTGAACGCGATTCAAGCCGCATCGACCAGCTCATTCGTCGATACCTACGGAAGCTGGGACGCGAAAATCAGAGGCATGGTCGGAAACCGCCTCCATGATTTGGACTTTTACCAACTCTCATCGCTGATACAAAAACTCATCAAAGAATTACCCAAATACATCTTGGAAAAACACCCCGAAATCCTAAGACGGATTAAAGAAGAACGCTACGACCTAAACAGGCCGTCCGAAAAACCTTTAGATGCCAAACCAAAAACCGACCCATCCGCCAGAGACGATTTCCTGATCGAACTGACCGACCGCTACAAATCAAAAATCGCCGGTCTGTTTATCCGAACCAGCGAAGATTCGTCGGACAAAGAGCAAAAAGACATCTTGGAAGACGCAGGGATTCAAATCTCAAACTTAGCCTCCCTTGTCAACACGGCCTACCGCAACCGCTTCAACGAAAGTGAAAACCGCAACATAAGCACTTATGAATTCAACCAAGCCATGTCAGAATTAACCGCTCTGCAATGTATCATCACCGACCTCATCATTGACTTTTAGCAAAAAGGCCGTCTGAAAATCAGGCGGCCTCTTTAATTTCCACAGGGTAAAACACCGAAATCCCACGATAAAAACGCTCATCGACCAAACCCTCGTCGCAAAGCGCGCTGATATCGTTTCGCGCAAAAATCCACCCACTCCAACGCCATTTGCCAAACACCTCATTAGCAACAGCCGTCGCCGTACAACCCGGATTGTTTCGGATATACGCCAAAACCGCTTTCTTATTCGAAGTTTCCATAATCTGTAATGTGTAAAATCAAAAAACCGCCCGAAATCTGCCGTTCGGACGGTTTTTTATCTTGGCTCGCACTCAAATAGACAGCCGCAAGCCTTAGCTGCACCCAAAGAAGTCGGGCAACGCCGTATCAAGCCCTAATCAGAATCAAATAAAGCAGAAGAGCGTTTTGGGGCGTACGGTTTACGCTTAACCGTCATAGATTAAAATTCAGACACCCATCACCCGATAAGGCTGGATCAAATGTCTAAACGCAGCAGGAACCCCCGAATCCTGAGAAACAGACTCACGCTCGGCATACCATGAAGCAATCAGAATCAACATTGCCTGATTGACAGCAGCCGTATAGTGCATCCCTCTAGGGTCGTCGGCAGGAATATCGACACCCGCCTCATACCAATTTCGCCCCGTGTACACCTTCAAAGTTTCAGCGGCGGCAAATCGGTATTGTTCCAGTAGCTCGTCCTCTTCATCGCCATCAATGCGGCATTGAAGCCGGATTTGCTCAATCGTTACCATTTTCAGACTGACCGTCTAATTCGTTTTGAACAACAACTTCAGGCTGAACAACGGCTTCAGGCTGGACAGCGACTTCAGACGGATTCACATCATCAGCCTTATTCTTAGGCGCATTGCCCTTAGCCTTGCGACCTGTTTTTTTCTCAGGCTCAGGATTATTGTCATCTTCCGAAGATTCCGCTTCGGCAATCAGACCAAGTTCAATCAAATGCGCCGCGTCAGCTTCCAACATCTCGCGCTTGTCACCGACCCAATACTGCTTATCGCCGTAATGCTGTTCCAAAACAACATAGGTTTTCATATTGACCTCCAAATAAAAAAAGTCGTCTGAAATTCAGACGACCTTGCCCAAAATTACACCTTAGCCGCCAAAGTGCCTTTAATAAAGGATTCGGGGCGGTAAACGGCCAAAGCCAAACGCTCGTAGCATTTGAATGTAACCAGATTTTTTTCAAAATCATCTTTGTTTTCAAATGCCACATCAACGCCGACTTCCTCGCGGTCAAACAATTGCGCGCCCATTTTAAACGCACCGGCAAGGAAAGTACCAGCCGCCAGCGCAGTCGTTTCCACAATCGGCAAACGCCACAGCATCGGCGTCGCGCCATTCTGTGGATTGCCAATCAACATACGGCCGGTAGTGTCTTTTTCCAGTTCCAGCTTTGCCCAGTCAATCGGATTCAATACGATACCCGTTGCCGGATATTGGGCAAGCGTTGCTTGGAGCATGGCAAGGCGCAATTGGTCGATAATTGTATATTTCGCCAAACTCGCAGGGTCTGCAAAAGCCGAAGCCTGCGGCAAAATACCCTTCAGATTATTGCCGGAACCGTCGCCATTGAGCAATTGACGGTCTTCCACTTCTTTCAAGCCGTAAACCAAACGGTTATTGACGAAAGATTCCAATTGCGGCGCATCGGCAAGAATATTTTTACTCGCCTTCATCAAATGGCCAATGGTTCGGACAGTCGTATGGACTTCGTCAAATTTCAAATCGGAATAGTCGAATGCTTCGCCCTCGGCTTTCGATGCCGTCGCATTGGTGAAACCGGTTTCACGCACATAGGACACCGTATTGCTGGAAGTTCGACCTTGAGTCAGCAAATCACGAATCGACAAACGACGCTGAGGCATCGCCAAAATACCGTCACGGCGGTCAGGTACAACCAACGCTCCCGCGCTGCCGGCTGCATCAGTAGTCAGGCTTGTAATAGTAGCCTTCATGTTTACACGGGCAGTATGTCCGGAGCTTGTAGATTCCAAAACAGTTTTAATACCTTCATCAGAGGCAAGCTCCGAACCGAGCGTCTTGACCGCATCAGGCTCGTTTCCGCTTGAACGGGCGTTTTTCTGTTCAAGCTCGGAAAGACGGGCTGACATTTCGTTCATTTTAATCAACGCTTCGTCTGCCTGTTCCTTCATGGACGTGAATTGCGTTTCGCCTTTTTCCATACGGCCTTTGATTTCCTCACCCAACGCCTGAACGTCGTCTTTAGCTTTGGCAAATTCCGCCACCAATTCTTTCAAATTTTCACTCATTACTTGCTACCTTTCAAAATATTCAAAGCAGATTCAATTTCTTTTGCTTCAGTATCATCCGCATCGCGCAGAAGTTGACGCAAACCGTGCGAAGCAATGGCGACAGATTGCGATTTTGAAAACCCTGCATCACGCAGGAACTTTTCGAATTCAGGAAGCGTAGGAAGCCCGCCACCGGAAAGGGCCGATTTCACACTATCGACCGTAGCCTCCTCATTCGCGGGGAACGTGACGACCGAAACCTCCCACAAATCCAATTCAAGAAGGTTAGTGACCTTCTCGACATGGTCTTGCTCAATTAAAATTTCACGATAACCGATGGACATCCCGCCCAACACCTTTTCCTTCAGCAGCGCATAAGCCGCGCGCGCCTGCGGAATATCGTCAATCAACAGACGGCCTTCCACAAACAACCCCTTTTCGTCCTCCACCATCTTAGTGAAGACCCCAATCGGTTCACGGCGGTCGTGCTGCCACAACAACGGCGGCAGACGGCCCTTTTTCGCCCATTCCGCCAGCGACTTTTTAAACGCGCCTGGACGGACGACATCGCCAACGCTGTCTTCATTGTGAAAAACGCTGCCATATCCCGAGAACACCCCCGTCTCAGAAACCGACTTGATTTCAAGCGGGATTTGCAGATTCTTAATTTCCATTATTACTTCCTACCTTATCCAAAGTGGTCATATTGACCTGTACCGTCAGCACATCACCGCCATCGACAGGCGGCAAATTCTCCAGCCGTCTGACCTCGTTCCGGCTCATTACACCGTTTTGCAGCATTTGGTTATAAAACGCCGCCCGCGCCGCACTATCCGCACGAAGCAACCCCTCAACGCTGAATTTAGGACGGTAAAGCGACCGCTCGGCAGGCTTCAACAGCTTCCGGGTAATCGTCTGCTCATACCGTACCAACATCGGATTGACCGCATACGTCAGAAACCCCATATTGATGGATTCCATGCTGCTTGCCCAACTGCTCGCCTTATTCGTATGCCCGATAAGCGGCGGCGGCGTACTGAATGCCCGACAAATCTCCTCGATACCAAAATATCGAGATTCCAAAAGCTGCGCGTCGGCAGGATTAATGCGTACAGAACTGCCCGCAACATCCATCCCCGCCTCCAAGACCATCATCTTCCCGGCATTCTCAGGCTGACTAAATTCAAACAGCCCCGCCTTCAGGTCGGCGCGTTGCTTTTCAGTCAACACCCGCTCGCCGGTCTTCAAGAATCCGCCAGCCTTCAGCCCGTTTTTAAACTCACGCGCCGCAGACGAATTCGCATCCATCTGACCGCCCAAAGTATCCGCTGCATAACGTATAGGACTTAACCCGACCAAGCCGTCCAAAGAGAAACCCTTAAAATGCAGGATTTCCGTTTCCGCGTATTTGGTCGTTTTCCCACCCTTGCAATAGCGGTACTGCAAAGCGCCGTCTTCCAATCGGGCAACCGTCATACTCTCCGAATCCATCGGCTCCAAAGCAATCACATTTCCGACCGAATTACGGAATATCCGCGCATACGCATTGCCCCACAAATCCTGAGATACCGTCATCGCCTGCCAAAACTCGACCGCGCTCATATCAGCATTCGGGCAATCGTGCAAAATGGCATACAACGGATGATCCGACGCAATATTGCCGTCACCGTCCCGAAGATGAAGCGGAAGTGTAGAAATAGTTTCCGCCCGAAGACGGACACAAGCCCATACAGCCGACAGCTTCAGCGCCTTTTCCGCAGTAACCGCCGTCCCCGAAGGCGTAGAATCGCCCCTGAACGGAGCCGCGCTGCTGCCCTTATCCAAATGATGACGACCAGTCAGCCGCGACAACATCCGCGCCCAAAAACCAGCATCCTGTAAATCCGCCATAACCTTTCCAATCAAAAGGCCGTCTGAAATTCAGACGGCCTAAGCAATAATAATATCGTTTAAAAAATCATCGACACTACCTTTCGCCACAGGATTCAGCGACAACAGCGACACCGCATCAAACATCGCCATCAGCGGGTCGATTTTCGCCGAGCCGCTCGCCTGCTTGGTAATTAAAATACCATTGGCGCGAGGCTCGACGCGGGCATTACCGACCACCCAATTCATCATCGCGCTGCCGCTATGGATAAAACAGCCTTCCGCAAGCTTGCGCTCCGCCGTCTTAATCGCCGCGCCCAGCTTCCAACCTTGCGACACGCCAACCACAGCATCTTCCGGAACGCCATATTCCAACATTGCGTCCAAAATCGCACCGACCCCGTGCGGGTCAAGACCGCATTTATCCAGCAACCCGCTTTGATAAACCCGAGCCACCAACCCCGCCACCTCATCGCTGTCATCGCCGATGCGGTGGACAATCGTCAAATCCCCCTGCTTGGCAAAATCCAACAAAACAGGCGCGATTTCCTTGCGCCGCTCCAAAACCGAAGGATGCGCCCACGCATGAAACCACGCCGCCCATATCCGCGGATTGTCTTTCAGACGGCCAACAGCAGAAATCCCCAGCAAGTCATCCAACCCGCCGCCGTCCACACCAATATCGATGACCTCGCAGTGTTCCAGCATCCAATCCAAATCGATTTCTGGACGGTTGCCGTTATCCTCCCAAAATTCCGCACCCGCCCATCGGTCATTTCTCAAATTCATACCGACTTCGACATTCAGATGCTTGGCGTAGAACTCCATCAACGCTTCGCCGCCCTTGCTTTTAGCTTTGGCAAGCATCCCCGTTAATGTCTGCGTATCGACGGACGCGCCCAAATTAGGATTCGTAATGTAGAAATTTTCAGGATTTTCGTAAGCCTTACTTTCCAACATCGCCTTCGGGAACTCATACAGCACAGGCATATACTGAGGATTGATGATTTTCCCGTCCCGAACATCGCGCGCCAAATCCAATTCAGCCTTAAACACACCTGCCGGAGGCTCGGTTGACTGCGTAGAAAGCTTAATCACAAACCCGTCGATACGGGATAACAGACCACCAGTCGCCTCCGCAATCATCGATTCCGCGCCCGCCACCTTACCGAACAAGTGAAGCTCGTCGATCAGGACGCCGGTTGCCTTCTTACCGCCGACAGTCTTATCGTCAGCCGCCACCACCTTCAACGTCGCACCCGTTACCGTGTTCGTAATGGTTCGGGTGTGCTGTTGGACGTGATAAGTTGCCGACAAATACGGGTCAAGCGTAATCATGTCCCTACACGGAATAAAGCTGTTGTCTGCCACCTCCTTAGTGGGCGCAAGAATCAAATATTCCGAACTTTCACGCTCATCCAGTTCGATAGCCGTCATCATCATAGCGGCAGCTATTGTTGACTTCGTGTTCTTTTTCGCAATCAACAAGAAAAAATCGTTGATATCCCGCCGATACGTCGTCGGGTTTTGCGCGCCAAACATCGCACCGGCAAAGTCATACACCCAATCACGGGTCACTTCACCAATGGACGGCTGCCCAAGTACATCGCGAAGCCGCAAACGCTCCATAAACGCAACGGCACGATTAGCCATCTCAGGATAAAGCGGCCTGACCGGAACAATACTTTCACCGGCAATAATGCGACGTTCCCAATCGGGAAGGGCAGTTGTCCATTTCGGATGGGATACGCTTAATTCCATCGTTTACCCCCACCAACCGGCACATGACCATGCCCTTGAATTTCATCCATCGGGAAAAAATCCCCCACCGCATTCCCTTGACGGCGACGCTCCCGTAAAGACATCGCCTGTTCGCGGGCGGCATCCTTTTTATTAACCGACGCAGGCTTGGCTTTCGTGTATTTCGCCTTTTCCGACGCCGCAGCGTGTTTTTCCTTCGGCGTTGCCCACGGGTCCATCATGACACCTTCCCAATATTCCACAGGGTCGAGCGATACCCGCAATTTGTCGCAAACTGCCTTAACAATGGCGCAAAATTCAGAATCTTCCGTATCCATCGAAGCAATCCACGCAGATACGCCGTCAGCAGTAAAAACAGCCGTATTCCCACGCCCCATCTTCGCAATAGAAGCCGCAATTTCAGATACAGACTCACAGTCCGCATCACTTTCCAACCACTCGGCAACCGCGCGCGAACAAAAAAGCGGCAGTTCGTTTTGCTGTCGAACTACCGCCTGATTCCCTTCTTCCTTTGCCTCCGGCTGGAAATCATCGCCGAAATAATCAGGCCAAAACGACCGGATATAATCCTTTACCCTAGGGTCAGCCATACAACGCGACCCAGTAGCCGATGCGCTGCCCTCGCTACACCCAATAACCAAAGCCGCATCCCTATTACTGATTTTGACAGGTTTCGCCGAAACAATAGCTTCAGCAAACCTCAGCTTTTGCCCCTTCAACCTAGCCATAATAAATCCTAAAAACAGCCTGAAACCCAAGCCGTTAAACAATTCTTAAACAAATTACCTTTAACAAAAACACCAAAAAACCAATAAAATATACGCATGGGAGGGCGGGGGGTTTCCGAGGGCGAGGGGCGTGAACTTTTGACACCCCATCCCCTTACCAACCAAATCCGCGCTTACGATTTTCGGCGGCGGATTTTCCGCCGTGACACGTTTTGCAAAGTGTTTGCAGGTTTTCCATTTCATCCCTGCCGCCATCTGCCAACGGAACGATGTGATCACACTCGGCATCCTTTTGAAGCACCACACAACCGCACTGCCTGCACTGATACTGGTCACGAATCAACACAGATTCGCGCAGGTTCATCCAGCCACGACCGCGCATACGTTTTTCCGCCGTCTTTGGCGGATGCTTCACGGCGATTCTGTTTTGCTCAACAGGTCGGAGCCGTGAAGACATTTGCTTTAATCGACCCATAAAATTCTTTCCAAACGCAAAAGCCCGCCTGAATCCTGTTCAGACGGGCTATCCGCGCTTTTTTTTGACTGAAAAATGAAAAAGCTGCGTTAACCGTACACACAGTTAAACACAGCTTGCCATAATTTAAACAAAAATCCCCCAAGTCGTCAAGAGCGTTTTAACAACTTTTTAACAGCGGAATCCGCCGTCAAGTTAAGCCGAGCATTTGCCAAACGCCGCTCGTAGGCTTTGCGCGTAATGCCCAAAGCCTTTGCCTTACCGTCTTGAGTCCCGACGCGACAGTATTCCGTTATGATCGCTTGCTTACGATTTGGATTCAACCGACAAATCGCCCGATCCATCACGCTCGCTATCCCATCGCCGTCAACGCCATAAGGCAGGATTGCCACAAAGTCCGTCTTAGGCGGCAAACCACCCGCCGCCATTAAACGATTAAAACGGCTGCAACCGAAGCCCAAGCCGCTATCCTCTCGCTTGGCAGACCATTCAACCCACCATTCCAAAAGTAAATCAAGTTCGAATTTCATTTTTCAGTCAGTCTTTGTTTCACGCTGACCATCCCTAGCCGCCGTCGGAATCCGCAGGGCTTTATTTTTAAAGAGATATTATATCAAAAAATGAATATGAAAATTCAAAATGAAATTATTTTTTTAGGCAAAAACCCCAAGCCCAATGAAAATACGGCTCTGTGCCATAAATTTTAAAACCCTGTGCCATTGTGCCATGCGCTGTGCTATATTTTAAATCGCTGAAAGCCTTATGGGGCGTGGCTTTGTGCTATTGTTCCATAAATTTTTAAAGAAATCTCGCATAAGAAAAAAAA